AACCCCGGAAGCATTAGCCGAAGTTAAAACTTGGACCGAACACCAAGCGTATTACTTAACAGAAGCTACTGTGGAACTTGCTAAGGAGCGAGGAGCTTGTTTACATTCTGCTAAAACACGATACGGACAAGGAATATTCCCGTGGGAATTAAGAGCCGCCGGTGTAAACGAACTTACTAACTTTACGCCAGAGCTTGATTGGGAAGCCTTGCGTGAGCAAATGAAACAATACGGCGTTCGTAATGCCACTGTTATGGCTGTAGCACCTGTAGAATCAAGCAGTGTAGTAATCAACTCAACCAACGGCATTGAGATGCCCATGAGCCTTATTACAGTCAAAGAATCAAAAGCAGGATCGCTCATCCAGGTGGCTCCTGAATACAACAAGTTAAAATCAAAATATCAACTTATGTGGGATCAGAAGGACTGTATTGAATATCTTAAAACCGCAGCTGTTATTGCGGCATACACGGATCAAAGCCTGAGTTCAAATACTTTCTATAATCCTGCACACTATCCAGATAGAAAAGTTCCTACTACATTGATTGCCAAGAACTTGATGTTGGCCCATAAGTTTGGCCTCAAAACTCTATACTACTCACTAATAAACAAACAAGGTAGTAAAGGCCAAGATGACGAGGAAGCAACTGAGTTGGAAGTGATCGATTTTGACGAATCTGAGGAGGATTGTGTGGCCTGTAAACTATGAACTATCAACAGATTTACACTAATCTAATAATAAGTAAAGCACAACGGGCTAATGGCGGTAATGGACCTGCTAAACACAAAGAAGAATCAAAAAACAAAACTAAAGCATCAATGAAATTAAAGCCGCGAGCTAATAAAGTATGTCCGCATTGTAAAAAAGAAGGCGGATTCTTATCAATGAGTCGTTGGCACTTTGACAACTGTAAGGAAAAATATGTCACGAGCGCAATATGATTTATCAACAAAAACAGATTATACACGCAGGAAAATGTTCCTCGATCCTGCTGGACCTGTCACAATACAACGGTTTGAAGAAATTAAATATCAAAAACTTGGTAAGTTTGAGCAGGAACAAAGAGGGTTCTTTTGGGTACCTGAAGAAGTATCGTTAACCAAAGATGCTAACGACTTTAAAGAGGCAAGTGACACAGTTCGTCATATCTTTACAAGTAATTTATTGCGACAGACTGCTTTAGATAGTTTGCAAGGTCGTGGTCCAGTGCAAGTGTTCAGTCCTGTATGTTCCATTCCTGAACTCGAAGCACTGGTGATGGTGTGGTCGTTTATGGAAACAAACATTCACAGTCGCAGCTACAGTCATATCATTCGCAACATCTACAATGTGCCCAAGGACGAGTTCAATAGAATACACGACATCGAAGAGATAGTGGGCATGGCATCCAACATCGGAACTTACTATGATCGCTTGCACCGACTGAACAGCAACAAAGAAATAGAGCTCAACGTAGACGAACAGGAACACATCCGTGCTATCTGGTTGGCACTCAATGCCAGTTACGGGCTGGAAGCATTCAGATTCATGGTTAGCTTTGCTACCAGCTTGGCCATGGTGGAGAATCGCATCTTTATTGGCAACGGCAACATCATCAGCTTGATCCTACAGGATGAGATCCTGCACAAGGACTGGACAGCTTGGATCATCAACCAAGTGGTCAAAGAAGATCCCAGATTTGCACAAGCACGCATCGACTGCGAGGAAGAAGTTTATGCCATGTACGCAGACGTGATACGAGAAGAAAAGGCCTGGGCCGACTATCTGTTCCAGAAAGGACCAGTAATTGGTCTCAATGCCAACATACTGAAAGATTTTGTAGATTTCATTGCTGTGGGTGCGCTAAAAGAAATTGGTATCAAGTATCGCTCACCGGCACCGCGTACTACGCCGGTGCCATGGTTCAACAAGCATGTGAACACATCAAACAAACAGACAGCGTTGCAAGAGTCAGAAAGCACCAACTATGTGATCGGAGTCATGAGTGATGTTCTAGATTACGACGCATTACCTGCGCTATAATAACTCAAAGGAGAACAAAAATGAAAGCCATCGTATGGTCAAAGAATCACTGCCCCTATTGTGATCAGGCCAAAAACTTGCTGAAACTCAAAGGTATCGAATACGAAGAAAGAAACATCAACCAAGGATGGGACCGCGAGGACCTCATGGCCGCTGTGCCCTCTGCCAGAACTGTGCCACAGATTTTTCTAGACGATAAATTAGTAGGTGGATTTAACGAACTTCGACAACTTTTACAAGGATAGCATGCTTACTCTAGATCAAGTTTACACCATCAAGATAGCCAACGGTGACGAAATAGTGGCCAAGGTGGTCGCTGAAGATGTGGACACGTACACCGTGATCAGACCGCTCACGGTAATTCCCGGACGTGAAGGAATCAACATGGTCAACAGTTTATTCACAGTCGGCCCCGACGAACCAGTCACTATAAATAAATCACAGGTGGCACTGTATGCTGTGGCCAGACAAGAAGTATGCGACAGCTATCTAGAAGCCACCACTGGCATCAAGCCAGTGCGCAACAAGATCTTGATGGGATAACATGCCAGGCTTTGTACAACGTGTGGGTGATGCTGATGTGGGCGGAGGAGTGATTCTAACCGGCGAGCCCACTGTGTTGGTCAATTTTAGGCCCATAGCCACTGTGGGCAGTCTGGTCAGTCCACATCCTCCCTGTGGCCAAGATGGCGGTGCACTGCACTGTGCAGCCGTGACCACTACCAACAGTCCCACCATCTTGGCCGGATTCCGTCCCATAACCACAGCTGGCACTATTGACACCTGCGGCCATCCGCGTGTGACTGGGGCCTTCACCGTCATAGCAGGATTGTAAATTGACTGTCACTTACCTGACTGCACTGCAACTGGATGCCGCAGCCGGTCTGTTGCAAAACACAGGCCTTGCAGCCAATGCGGCCCTGACCACGGCCATTGGCACCTACAACAGCACCGATCCAATCGGCAATCTGCTGAGTACCTTAGCCAATTCGACCTTGGCCAATCTTTCCAATGTGACCATACAAAGTCTCGAGAGCCTGGCCAGCAACACCTGTCCGGCCTTGGCTGACAGCCTGCCCACCGGCTACACCACTCTGACCGTGGATACCACCTTGTTTACTGGACTGCTGAGCAACACAGCTACATTGTACATGGGTCAAGGGGATCTTACCAAATTTGCACAGGCCCTGAGCCAGGCACAAAGCTATGTGGATCTGACTGCGATCTTTGTCAATTCGGCCATCAATAGCCAGACCTATCTGGGCAACACATTTACCAGCATGAACAATACCATCACGGGTGATATCACCACAGTGAACTTGGCCACTCAGGCTTTTGGTCAGGATCTGGCCAATCTGGGAGACTTGATTAACTTGAACGATCTGGGCAATTTTGGCAGTCCGCTGGGTCTGATACAACAGATATACAGTGTGACTGGCGCCATACCCAGTGTCAGCATCATGTTTGTGGCAGTGGGTATACCAGTCAACGTGGTACTTGGTCTTGTTGACCCCACAATCAGTGTCACTGACAGCATACAACGCCTCATGTACACTGCCATGCAACAGATCACCAGCAACGATCTAGCACAGATACTGAGTGTGTTAAAAGTGACCACTTTGGGTATCACAACCATGGCTGATCTACTGAATCCAATCAAGTTGTTCCCCAACAGTTATGCCAGTCTCACTGTCCCGGCCAAGGGCCAGCCACGACCCATCTATGTCAACAGCACTGCCAGCGTGGATCGGGCCCTGATCAACGAATTGCCATCCTACATAATAAACAGCCTCGCATGATACCCTACGATAGACTCAGCCAGATAGTACCAGCCGACCAGGCCCTGGCCTGCAAGGCCATCAGTGTGAGTCTGAACCAGATCGCCGGCATCACGACCATGACCTCGCCCAGCTTGGCCACTGTGGTCAGCGGCCAAGAGACCACTCGAGACTTGCCGTTGATTTCAGCCCTGACTGTGGCAGTACCGCCTGCGGTGGCCAATTATTTTACCAGCAACGTGGCTGTTGGAACAGGAACAGGAAACAGCATCGTGATCTGTGATGTTCTGGGCACCGCCAGCGGATTTGTCAGTGCCCCAGCTCTGGGCAATACCATATCTAGATTCTCGACCATGGATCTTGCCAGTCTGACCACGATCTATTATACCATGGCGCAGGTGGCATCGGGCATTTGGACCACGTTCGTACCGTTGAGTCCAACCGTCACGACCACCACTATCCCGGCAGGCTATCCGGCTGCCGGAACCTATGCCAGCCAAGACTTGGCCATACAGGCTCTGATACCCTTGGCCCAGGCCGAGATTGCTGACCTGATCGTGCGATATCCCACGCAGACTTCGGCCATGAATACCGACTGGAACAACATGGCTACCCAGTTGACCTTGGAAAAACAGTTGCAGGCGCAAGCCGGACTGAATTTTGCCAATCTGGTGCCCAACAGTACCAGTTCCATGTACAGCTTTGTGTTCAACATGAACTCGTATGGAAATGATACACAGGTGGGTGGTCAAGCACAGCTGATCGAAGGGGTGGGCGATCTGACCACATTTACCGGTCAGGCCGTGATAGCTGCCATGCGAGAAGGTCGCAATCAGATTGGTTTGCAATCAGTGGGAATCACCACCAATGGTCCAATTCCAGCAGATCCAAATCCGCCTCCACTACAGGCCAATCTTATACCCAGCACCTACACAGCTCAACAAGCCGCGAATATAGTCGTTGTATAAAAACAACACTTTTCAAGCCCTGTTCGACGGGGTCAATTTTGGTTGACCAAAAACGCCCGTTCGGTTATAATAGTAGTATAGTAAACGAACGGAGTCAAACATGGACCAAATGACTAAACAAATTGAAGGTTGGGGCGAAGTGGGTATAGACTCAGAAGCCAGCCCAGGCAATGGTCGATACTATGTCAAGTGCTATGTCAACGGCCACGACACAGTGGGATTTGACACTGAAGAGGAAGCTCTACTAGAGTTAGAGTTTATAATTCAAGGCCTTAAAGCATACTCCGATCCGGGCAGGCATACCCAATTACGTTTTGGTTGACCAAAAATGCCATTTCGGTTATAATAGTAGTATAGTTAAATTTTTAAGGAGCCCAAATGTTTAATGCAAAACAAACCCAATTGATGAATACCTTGGGTATTGTAAGCGACGCAGATCGCGAGCGCATGTACGAAAATTACTGCGAAATCAAGTTCGAATTACAGGCCAACGGTATGAGATCATACAGTTCTTTCACCAGTTTCCTTGAGAAAAAAGTGCAATTTGCCCTGATGCGTGCCCGTGAAAATGCCGATAAAACCCTGGCACAGCTGGCCTAAAAACGGTTGACCCAAAATGACCCGTTTGTTATAATAGTAGTATAGTCGATAACAAGGAGCTGAAATGACAACAGTACAATACAAAGTGGGCGATGATGTTAGCCACGGTATCGGTGGCGATCGCTATTACGATGGTAAAATTGCTCGTATGACCAAGCGATTTATTTTCACCGATTCCGGTCGTCGATACACTCGCAAAGAGGACAAAAATGGTCGTGTTTATTACACGCAGACCGGTTGCAAGTACTGTTATTTGATTCCGGGCAAACACGACTACATGGACCCACATTTCTAATAGGAGAACAACATGGGAACAAGATCACTTACTTTTGTCTATGAAGAAGCATTTAATCCCGGCGACGAACCACAGCCGATCATAAATCTTTATCGTCAGTATGACGGTTATCCTACAGGACACGGCGCAGAGCTGGCTGAATTCTTATCAACGGTCAAGAGCAATGGTATGTCGTGTTTGGCAGCTCAGTTGGTAGCTAACTTTAAAGACGGACCAGGTCAGTTCTATCTTTATCCAGTTACTGCCAAAGACTGCGGACAGGACTACGAGTATCACATCTACCAGCAACAAGATACATTCCGCGTAGTAGTGGGAAATAAAGGCTGTAATATTTTTGGGCTCACCATGAGCGACAAGAACGACTATATCTTTGACGGCAATGTCAAAGAATTTGTAAATTTCTGTACAAAGAAAGAGGAGATTGAATAATGGAATTCAATAAACGAATCAACTTGGTCAAGTACACTTTGACCCCAGATCAGATCATGTCGTGGGTAGGTGGGTTACATGACATACAAGCCGACATGATCGAAGAGGCCCTAGAGGACAAAGGCTTCCTGGGCTACCCAGAAGCAAACCAAATTATCAATCACATACGAGGACTGAAATAATGGGATTAGACATGTATGCTTACAGTTCCGCTCGTGCTGGGCAATACACAGAATTTTGGCAGTCAGCCGAATTGCAGGATGATAAAGAGTTTACCAGTACAGTGGTATCTCGACCTGTAGAAATAGCCTACTGGCGCAAGCATCCTAATCTACATGGCTGGATGGAACGGCTTTGGTATCACCGCTGTCGAGAATCCGGGCAGAATATTGATGAGGACAGCTTCAATGGTATTGAACTGGAACTGACCAGAGAAGACCTTGACAATCTGGAGCATGATGTAACCAACAATCTGCTACCTGGCACCACTGGATTCTTTTTTGGCAGTGACAGTGACGATTACTATCGTGAAAAAGATCTAGCGTTCGTACGGCGTGCCCGTGCCGACTTGTTTTTAGGTCTGCGTGTATTTTATAACTCCAGCTGGTAGTAAATATATGACAACTATAGATTATGGATCAGAACAATTCAACAGGATCAAAGTGGCCGCAGACTGGATCAGAGACCTAGAAGACAACGACAGCCGCAAGCACAAAGAGCTTGTGATTGAACGGGCCCTGGTAGCTGCTCAGTTGGGCTCGGCCAATGCTCAATGTTTTTTATTTAATTGTTACCAAGCCTACAATCCCTACTATGTGTTTGGTGTCAAGAAAGTTCTAGAAACCAAAGGCTTAGAAAACAGACCCAATCCATGGCCCAAGTTCTGGGCCATGCTAGAAGGACTCCGTACCAGGAGCCTTACTGGACACAATGCCAAGACTGCTATCGAATCGATGAGCGAGCAATTTGACAGCATAGAATGGAACGGCCTATGTCGTAGAGTCATAATCAAAGACCTGCGCTGTGGCATTACAGAAAAAACCTTAAACAAGATATTGGAAAACAGCGAATGGCGCATACCGGTGTTTACCTGCCAGTTGGCCACTGATTCGGAAAAGCATACTGCCAAGATGACAGGTCTCAAACGTATTGAATGCAAATTGGATGGTGTGCGTGTGTTGGCTGTGATAACCAGAAAT